TATCTATTTCCAGTGCTTGAGGCCGAGCAATCCAACGTGTTTGCGGAGTTTGACGAGGGCTCAGATGACTAGAGAGCTTGGATGCTGGTACTGCTCCGGCACATTGGAGTCCATTGCAGACGCTGAAACGGAGATGAGCCAAGAGTTTGTCAGGGCCGTGTATGCCTGCAATGAATGCGGTGCGCGGTACGTGGCCTGCTATGACCCCGTGCAGGAAGATCAATAATGGCTCTAGGGTCGCTCATAGGTAAAATTTTCGGCTCTGAGAAGGCCATTGAGGGCGCTGTGAAGGGCATCTCAAATAGCCTTGATGTGCTGGTCTATACCGACGAGGAAAAGGCTAACGATGCCGCGCTTGAGCGCCAGAAGGCCCGGGCGATGGTCATCGATTGGATGCAGTCCACAAGCGGGCAGGCATTGGCTCGAAGGCTGATAGCTTGCTCCATTACGTTTATTTGGCTTCTTCAATACCTATTTGGTTGGGCAATGGTTACGGGCGCTGTATTCAGTGACCCTGAGATTGCTGCCCGGATGAAGGAAGCCAGTGAGATCACGCAGGCCCACGCGGACAGCATGACGGGGGCCGTAATGTTAATTCTGAGCTTCTATTTCGCAGCTCCTCATTTAGACAAGGTGGTAGGGCCAGCAATGGAAAGATTTGCAAAGGGTGGTAAGAAATAATGCGGGTCGATCCTTCAGTCAGCTGGGGCGATATCGCCATGACAACTGGGCTGGTGTTCTCTGGAATTCTTGCCTTTGCCTCAGTATCCCAAGGGGTTTCCCTCAACGCCGCGTCGATCAAGGTTATCGATCGTGACGTTCAGCTGCTGGCACAGGAACACCGAGCTCGATTGAGCCAAGAGAAAGCCGACCGTGAGCAATTGCGGTTAGAGATGCGTGAGGATCTGCGCGCCATATCCGAGAAGCTAGACCAACTAATGCAGAGGTCAGACGGTGAATAATCCCAAAGCCGCATACGGTGGCGTTCAGCGCATAAATGCAATGGCACCCCAAGCCCCCGGGCCGACATACCAGGGTCAGGTAGTGGCAGGACAGTCGGGCTTAAACGACATGCTGTCTACCCAATCACAGCAAACGATGAGGGTGCCATCTACCCCGGTGAAGGGTTTATTGCAGCGCACTGCGTCACAAGCCATGAGCGGGCAAAGATCGCCAGCAATGGCAGGCCGACCTAAGATCCCGGCGGGGCTGGGTGCGGATATAGGTTATGTCTAAGGATTGGGACGACGATTACGACGATTTTGAGGATGAGCCCAAGAAAAAGCGTGGGCGTCCGAAAGGTAGTTTCAACAAGGCATCAAAAGCTCAGATCGAGCGGGTGTGCGCTGATGGCGGGACATCCCCCCTTGAGTATCTCGCTTCGATCTACCAAAACGAGGCAGAGGACATCCGTTACCGGATAGACGCTGCCAAAGCCGCCGCACCCTACGTTCATGCCAGATTGTCATCGACGGAGATCAAGGCCGCAGTACAGGAGATATCTCAAGAGGAATGGCTGGAGAGCTTGAACTAACCCGCCTCAAGTTAAAGAACGACTTTGAGTTTTATGCCCGCAATTGTTTGTCGGTCAGGTCAAAGTCCGGTGAAGTTAAACAGCTACTGCTAAACAGGGCTCAGCGGTTCATTAACGACTGCATCGAGGAGCAGAAGCAGCAGACCGGGCAAGTCAGGGCGATCATACTCAAGGGCAGGCAGCAGGGTGTCTCGACTTACGTTGAGGGGCGGTATTACTGGAAAACCACGCACCGTAAAGGTGTCCGGGCGTTCATCCTGACCCATGAGGCAGATTCAACGTCAGCCCTGTTTGAGATGGTGGAACGGTATCACCAAGGCGCTCCGGATTTCGTGAAGCCGTCTACTGGTGCGAGCAATCAGAAAGAGCTTAGCTTTGACAAGCTGGATTCGGGTTACAAGGTAGGGACAGCCGGGAACAAAAGTGTTGGTCGTGGAACAACGATCCAGTACTTCCACGGTTCTGAGGTCGCTTACTGGCCCAATGCGGCAGAACACGCCAAGGGCATATTGCAGGCAGTGCCAGATGAGGCAGATACAGAAATCATTCTGGAATCTACCGCTAACGGCGTAGGAAACTTTTTTTACCAGCAGTGGCAACAGGCAGAGGCAGGCGTCAGCCCGTTTCAAGCGATCTTTGTGCCGTGGTACTGGCAGGATGAATACCGCAAGCCTGCGGGTGCTTTGGTGCCGACTGACGAGGAAGAACAGCTGATCCGGGCGTATGGCTTGGATAGCGAGCAGTTAGCGTTCCGGCGATCCAAGATTGCGGAGTTATCTGCTGATGGCATAGATGGGGCGTTTTCCTTCCGGCAGGAATACCCCATGACAGCGCAAGAGGCGTTCCAAGTCACTGGCGGGGATAGCCTGATTAAGCCGGAGCTTGTAGTAGAGGCCCGCAAAGCCAAGGTGCTGGCGGTAGGCCCGCTGATTGTTGGCGTTGATCCTGCGCGCTTTGGTGATGACAGGACGGCAATCATTCGGCGCAAAGGCCGATCGGCATATTTCTTAGAGACGTTTGAGCAGCGCTCAACAATGGAGATCGCCGGCATTGTTCACTCTCTAATCCGGGATGAGAAGCCGGCCCAGGTTGCGGTAGATGTTGGCGGCTTGGGTGCTGGTGTTGTCGATCGCTTGCTAGAGCTTGGGCATGAGGATGTGGTGGTGGCGATTAACTTCGGTAGCGCTGCGCTAGATCCCCAGAGATTTTTAAACCGCCGGGCAGAGATGTGGTGGTCACTGCGAGATTGGCTCGATGGCGATGTGCCGGTGATGATCCCGGATCGGGATGATTTGCACACTGACCTTTGTGCTCCGCAGTACAAGTATGACTCTAACGCTAGACGCAAGTTAGAGAGCAAGGACGATATCAAGAAGCGCGGATACAGATCGACGGACTGCGCTGACGCACTGGCGCTGACGTTTGCAGAGCCGCTTACTCAAACCGATTTTGACATCATCGAGCAGCCTACGATCGTAGATAAGGTTGCCGGCTACTAAAGGATTCTCATGCAAGAAGAGATGGAAGGTTATGGCGACGAGTTTATGTCTCCGCAGACAGCGGAAGAGCATGAGCTTGAGGTCGCTGAGCGCCTTCATATTTTTGCTTCTCGACTGAACAAGCTGGCGGCAGAACAGGTCGGCAAGCGTAATCAGATCGAACAGCGGTGGCTGGACGATATTCGCCAGTACCACGGCGAGTATGCCTCTGATGAGGCGGTCAAGCTGGCTAGGGCCAAGGGCTCTGAGGTATTCGTAAACATCACGCGGAACAAGACCAATGCAGCCGAGGCACGGTTGCAGGATATGTTGTTTCCGACTGATGACCGGAACTTTGGGATTTACCCGACTCCGGTTCCAGAGCTTGATTATATGAGCAAGATGGAGCCGCAGACGGAAGATCAGCAGACTGCGATCGAGGCGGCAAGAAGCATTGTGTCTCAGGCTACAGAGTCAGCCTTGCAGATGCAGGACACCATTGACGATCAGTTGCTTGAGTCTCGATATCACATCAAGGCGCGCGACATCATCCATGATGCCTGCCAGCTGGGTACGGCGATTATCAAGGGCCCGGTGATCGTAGGCCGCACTAAGAAGCGCTGGGACGTAATGCCTGACGGCATGAGTATGTTGCAAGTTGTCGAGGCGCTGGAGCCAACGGTAGAGCGGATCGACCCCTGGGACTTCTACCCGGATATGTCAGCCAAGACGATTTCGGAAGCTGAGTTTGTCTTTGAGCGCCGCCGGCTGAGCAAAAAGCAGCTGAGAGATATGGCTAATCTGCCCGGTGTATTGGTCAGCCAGCTTCGAGAGATTGTTAAGACCAGTGCCAAGAGCACTCACATTGCCAAAGATTTTACCGATGACATCCGAAACATTACCGGCATCAATACGGTAGGCGAGGGCAATAAGTACGAGATATGGGAGTACCACGGCCCGGTATCTAAATCTGAGCTGATAGACGCTATGCGGATGTCGGATGACGAGGTAGATGAAGAAGAGATCGATGAGCTGAACGATGAGGTAGAGGCTACCGTTTTCTTCTCCGGCGATCGTGTCATTAAGGTTGCTGTTAATCCGATGGATTCGGATGAGCGACCCTTTGCAGTATTCAATTGGGAAAAGGATGAGTCCTCGATCTTCGGGTTTGGTGTTCCATGCCTGATGAGGAGCGCTCAGCGCGTCATCAATGCGTCCTGGCGGATGATGATGGACAACGCCGGCCTGTCGGTAGCGGATCAGTTAGTTATCAACAAAGAGCTTCTGTATCCCGCTGATGGCACTTGGGATATGACGCCCAAGAAGATCTGGTATCTGCGCGATAAGACCAGATCGGTGCAGGAGGCGTTTGCCTCGTTCGCCACGCCCAGCCACCAAGTAGAGCTTGCAAATATATTCTCAATGGCGCGTCAGCTTGCAGACGAGGAAACTAATCTGCCGTTGATTGCCCAGGGCGAGATGGGTCAGCACACCACCAAGACCAGCTCTGGCATGGCGATGCTGATGAATAGCTCGAATATCGTATTGCGAAAGGCAGTCAAGAACTGGGATGACGATATCACCCGGCCACTGATTACCCGCTTCTACGATTGGAATATGCAGTTTAACGAGCGAGCAGATATCAAGGGTGACTTCAGCATCGAGGCGCGAGGATCGGGTGCCTTGCTGGTGCGCGAGAAGCAACAAGAAAACCTGATGATCTACTCCAACCTGTCTATGGCTGTCCCGGAGTTTGCCAAGCGCAGAGATTGGGCAGAGCTCGATAGAGAGATCGCCAAGTCGCTCGAACTGCCTTACGACCAAATCACTTTAGACGCTCAAGAAATTGCAGAGATGGAAGAAGAGCAGCGGGCAATGCAGGAGCAGATGATGCAAATGCAGCAGGCCGGCGGTGGCACTGACCAGCTAAAAGCGGAGTTGGCGCAAGTAGAGCTCCAGCTGAAATCTCAGAAGTTGCAGTTGGAAGCGCAGAAGGCGCAGGCCGGGATACAGCAAGACCAGGCTGAAATGCAGATGAAGAGCCAGATTGAAGCGGCCAAGTTACAGCTTGAAGCCCGGAAGCTAGAGCTCCAAGAGCGCATCCAGTTAGCTCAGCTGAAGAACAAGTATCAGATGAGCAGTGAGCAGCTACAAACCAAGATAGCGATTGATTCAGAGAAGATCAGAACTGATCGCGATAAAGCGGCGGCAAATACGAACGTCCGGCTAACCGATGCTTCGTTGCGCTCCCGCAATATCTCGAATGGCTTTGACACCTTCGGCTGATGGTTGATCCCAATTCTGCTACTTGGCAGGCGATTAAAAAATTTATCGCAGAGCAACGTGAGGACTGCGTGAATTATCTAATCGCTGATAGAGACTCGGAGCGACAGCGCGGAGCGCTGCTTGTTATCGAGAAGCTAGAAGGCTTGGCAGAAGCCGATCCTAACGATCAGTAAATAACCTCAACTCACCAAGGGCTTATGGCCCTTTTTTTATGGCCGCTTGAAAGAGCCGCTAGGGATTTGTATGTCTGAAGAAAACACAGAGCAGACTTTCGAGGATGCTTTTGACGAACTGGTGGACGGATCTACCTCGTCTGCCGAAACCAGCACTGCAGAAGAGGAGACTCAAGATGGCGCATTGCAAGGGCAAGAAGAAGAAGCGCAAGAGCAAGCCCGGGTACTAGATCCGGAGCAAGATCCAGAACCCGAGCCAGAACCGCAAGAGGGCAGTGAGCAGGATGCTGAAGAGCATTCAGTCGCTGCTCTGCAAGATGAGCTAAGGCAGTGGAAACACAAGTACAACTCTGACCTTGGCCGTCAAAACGCTTATCAGCGCCAGCTAAAAGAGCGCGATGAGGAAATCGCAAAACTACGGTCTGCACAGTCACCGAACCCCGGCATTGATGATGCCACCTGGGAAACGACTAAGCAGGATTATCCAGATATTGCAGAGGGTGTTGCCGCGTTCTACAAGACGCAGGGACAAAAACACCAAGCTGAAATTGATGCGTTGAAGGCGCAGTTAGCTCCGATCCAGGGGCAATTGCATGAGTCTTATGTAGCGCAACAGTACCAAATGCTTGCTCAAGAACATCCGGATTGGAACGAAGTTGCCGCCTCAGAGAAATTCAGAAATTGGGTTTCAATGCAGCCGCAGAACGTCCAAGAAATGATGGAAAGTGAGCAGGCTGGTGACGCGGCTTATTTGCTTCGCGTTTACAAAAATGAGGTGTCGGAGGCCACAGCGCAAACGACCTCAAACTTGAAGCAGCGACGAGAGAAGCAGCTTCGACAAGGGCAGAACGTCCCATCCCGGGGCGGTCGTTCTCAGCAAGTAATGCCGCCAGATGACGATTTCGACGCCGCATTCGATTACTTCGTTGAGAAAGACGCTCGCCAGTATTAGCCGGCGAGATTCCACGGACTAACACCACAGCAAGTGACGTAGCGCAGTAAACGCCGCGAAAGCCGCGTGTCGCTGTAATTCCTCATTGGCTCGGTGATCGGTCGATTGAAATTTTAATTTGCCAATCAGTGAACCTTTAAGGGGAGAAAATTTATGGCAACTACCACTTACACCAGCCTTTCGCAGCGCACCAATGCGTTTGCCGCGAAGGAGATGCTGGCCCACGCAGAGCCAATTTTGTGCTTGAACAAGTTTGGCATGGCTAAGCCTATGCCCAAGAACAAGGCGAACGTCGTTAAGTTCCGCCGTCCTGTTCCTCTGGCAGTGGCAACCACACCTTTGACTGAAGGCTCACCGCCCACAGCAAAGGCTCTTAGCTACGAAGATGTAACGGTCACTCTGAGCCAGTACGGCGATGTCGTTGAAATCACCGATGTCGTTAATGATCTGGCAGAGGATCCAGTGCTGAAAGACGCCGCCATGATGTGTGGTGAGCAAGCGGCAGAAACAATTGAGACGTTGACTTGGGGTGTTCTCCAGGGCGGCACCAATGTTTCTTACGCTAACGGTTCAGCTCGTAATGCAGTAAACACTGTAATTACGCTGAACAAGCAGCGCGCTATCACTCGTCAGCTCAAGGCTAATCGCGGCAAGAAAGTAACTTCTATGCTTTCTTCTTCCGTGAAGTTCAACACTGAGGCAGTAGCGGCTGCATTCATTGCATTCGCGCACACTGACCTCGAATCAGACATCCGTGGCCTCGCCGGGTTTACCCCGACTGAGCAGTACGGATCTATGAAGGCTCTGCCCTACGAGATCGGCAAGGTAGAGGATGTTCGTTACATCCTGACGCCCGTGCTGAGCTCTATTGCTGATGCCGGCGGTGCGAAAGGCTCGATGGTTTCCACTGGTGGAACCTCTGCTGACGTTTACCCCGTTGTCTACGTTGCGAAGGACGCTTACGGCCACGTTGCTCTGAAGGGTTCGGAGGCTATGTCTCCCACCATCATCAACCCCGGTCAGCTCGACAAGTCTGATCCCCTGGGTCAGAAGGGCATGGTTGGTTGGAAAACCTACCACAAGTGCTTCATCGCTAATCAGTCTTGGATGACTCGACTGGAAGTAGCGGCGACCGCGCTCTAAGCAGTAAGTAGCAGTAAACACAGGGGCCTTCGGGCCCCTTTTTATTTTTAGCCGCCTACGGGCCGCAGGAGATCAGTATGTCTGAAGTCAATCTATACAACCTGAGTCTTGAGGAACTTAAAGAGCAAGCAAGAATTCTTGGCATTGTCATTCGAGGCAATCCCAGCGCAGATACTTTGCGAGAGCGCATTCGCGCCGCAGTGAATATCGAGCCGGCAGAAGGGTCTGAGCCGCGCGCAGAGGAGTCGCCTGACAGAAAGAAGGACTGGAAAACGGTGGTCATCGCTGAAGATGAAAATGACCAGCAACCAGTTTTTGTTGGCGTGAATGGCAAGTCTTATTGGATCCGGAGGGGTGAGCCAGTGAAGGTTCCGCCGGAGGTAGTCAATGTTCTGCAAGACGCAAAGCAGGCTGTATGGAACGGCAAGGACGGGGTCACAAAGATGATTCCGACTTATCCATTTCGCGTAGAGGGCTAGTATGAACTTTTTGGATCTTTGCCAGAGATTGGTGCAGGAGACAGGCATTGCCGATGGAGGCCCAGCCACAGTCACCGGCCAAACTGGCGATATGGCCCGGGTTGTCGATTGGATAAATGACTCCTGGCTGAAGATCCAATCTATGAGGGCAGACTGGAATTGGGCGTGGGGCACTGGCACGGCGACACTTAATGCCGGTGCCTACACCATTGCGCTGCCCTCGACGGTAGAGACGATTAAGCGCGTTTCCCTGGGCCAGTCGTATTTGCAGTCTGAGGACTACAACGATTTTGCCGATGCGTATCGCTTGATACAGGATGGCGATCCGTCTGTTTGGTCGATCCGGCCTGATGGCGTGATGGTGTTCAACGCCAAGCCAACTGAAAACAAGTCGGTCACATACGAGTCATTTGCTACGCCATCCAAGATGGTGGCTACGACTGACGCGCCAGCTTTGCCTGATCGATACCATATGCTGATCGTTTATGAGGCATTGCGGTCATACGCGCAGTTTGATGAAGCGCCGGAGCTGGAGAAGCGGGCGTTCCTCTACTTCGAGGAAATGCTGGCAGATTTGGAGCGAGATCAGCTTGCTCGCATAGTCGCTCCAGAGGCTCTTGCGTGAGCTTAGAGCTAGAGTATTTCCCAGCAGTAGGTGGCCTTAACCAAGAGGCTCCGCCGCTGTCACTGGCCCCAGGGGAGCTTGTAGACGTTGCTAACTACGAGTGCCTGCCTAACGGTGGCTATCGCCGCATTTTCGGCTATGCGCTGTTCGATGGTCAGACTACTGCTACGCAGGCAGTGCCAGGCACCGGGCCAGTTAAGGGCATCCACATTTATCAAGGCGATGTCTATGCGATCCGTGAGGATGGCACTAACGCCCGGATGTACAAGGCCACAACAACTGGCTGGGTCGAAGTCAACAGTGCAAAAACGTGGTCTTTGAATGGCACGTTTAGATTTACCAACTACAACTTCCAGGGCCAAGACGATCAGCAGAGGATGTACATCGTCAACGGCGTTGACCCGGCGACAGAATACGATGGCACTGTATTCAATCTAATAACGACTGGAGCAACTTCTGATAACCCGTCATTGGTGGTGGGCTACAAGAAGCATCTTGTTCTGGGCATCCAGTCATCTCTGCATATATCGGAGATTGGCAACCCTAACGGCTATACGGTAGGCGGTGGCGCGGCAGAGATCGCTGTAGGCGACACCATTACCAATCTGAAGGAACACGCCAGCGCATTGATTGTTGGCTGTGAGGACTCTAGCAAGACGCTGTACGGATCCTCTGCGGCTGACTGGCAGCTTGACGAATTAAACAAGGCTGGCACGTACCCAGGAACAATGGAGTCGATCGCCGGTCAGGTTGTGGGCCTCGATCGGCAAGGCTTGATGAGCTTGGCAGCGGCCCAGCAGTACGGAAACTTCGCATACGCCTCGCTTTCTGGGAAGGTCAAAACCTTAATCAAAGAATTTGCTAGCAATAGCGTGTCGGTTCTTAACCGGGCGAACGGCCAGTACCGATTATTTAACGGCAAGGACGGGCTCTACTTCTCTTTTAACGGCCCTGATTTGATCGGCGTCACGAAAACCAGATTTCCAGACGAAGTTAAGTGCGCGGCATCTGCGATCGATGAGACGGAGACAGAGATCAGCTTTTTTGGGGCTGAAGATGGCAAGGTTTACAAGATGGACACCGGATTTAGATTCGGCACAACCAACATCTACGCCTTCGTCCTGACTAACTTTACGGCCTACAAAGGGCCAACCGTTCGCAAGCGTTATCGGCTTGTCCAGCCTGACATCCGCGTTGAAGGATCTCCGATCCAGATAGGGGTCAGGGCAACGACTGAATACGGCCTGGGTGAGTCCTCTCGAGGGATGTCTCAATACCTGTATACCGCACCCGGCTCTCTTTGGGACGTTTCGGACTGGAACGAATTTTCGTGGGGCTCCGCTTACTCGAATGATGCCAAGGTCAGGGTTTCCGTGGCCGGCTCAAATATGGGCGTGTACATCGCCACAGATGGTACGGAAAACGCAGTGCATACGTTGCATGGCGTGACGCTCCACTATTCACCAAGGAGGCTTATTCGGTGAGCAATAACTTTGTTCCAGACGCACCAGACTTGCTTGCAGGAGAGCTGGCAAGAGCATCCGATATCAACATTCGGTATGGCTATGTAGTCTCAGGTTTCGACAAGCTGCCCGCGCCACTTTCGGTTGGTCAGGGGTTTTCTGCCCCGGTTCCCGTTGGAGAGCCTACAGCGGCATCTCACGCGGCCACAAAGAACTATACAGATACCACCGTAGTAGCGGCGGCGGTTGCGGCGGCAGTGCCAGCGTCTGAAGCGGCGGCACTGGCGGCAGTAGCGCCAGAAGTTACTAATGCCGCGAACAGTGCTACTGCGGCGGCAAACTCAGCCACCGCATCGGCGGGCAGTGCAACAGATTCTAGTAATAGCGCGACAGCTTCAGCTGGATCCGCGACCAGTGCTGCAAACTCCGCGACTGCGGCGGCAGGCTCATTGACGAGCTTTGAGGCGATTTATCTCGGCGTTAGCACATCTGCCCCGTCTACCTCTGGCGTTGCAGAGGGCGCGCTCTATTGGAACTCGTCGCTCGACCAGCTTTACATTCTTGATTCTGGCAACTGGCAACAAGGCGCATTTAATGTTTCTGGCGCGATCATTGCAGACAACAATCTGAGTGATTTAAGTGATGTCGGCGCAGCTGTCAGCAACCTGGGTCTGTCTTACAACACCATTTCGGTAACTGTCGTTGCCGGCAAGTTTGTTGTTGATGGCACCTCTCAGCAAAAGACGGCATTGACCCCATCTGTCCAATACCGATTCGATCAGAGCCACAGCTCTAACGCGAACCACCCGATCAAGTTTTCCACGACCGCCGATGGAACCCATGACAGCGGCACGGAATTTACTACTAACGTAGTGAGCGTAGGGATTCCAGGGCAGGCCGGGGCTTACACGACGATCACAGTCGAGCAGGACAGCCCGATTCTGTATTACTACTGTGCGAACCACAGTGGGATGGGCGAGCGGGCTTATGGCCCCGCATCTGGCGGTGGTTCAAGCTCATCGACGGATGGAAGTGTTGAAGGGTATTACGTCATTTCATCGCCGCCGGCAGATTTGCTGTTCAAGGCTACGCATAACGCTACCCCAAATAACCTGGCGATTACCGGCACTTATCAGGGATTTTCCGGGCCAGAGACAATCCTGCAAGTTACGGATCTTTCAAGCATCGATTCCACCGGAAGCTATATCTCTGAAGATACATCAGTAACCGGGCACCTGTTTTATCAGACGCTGAACATCATGGACGGCAAAACCGTCACGGTGAGCGGCCTCGCGCAAGGCATTGGCACCGCGCCAGTCCAGGGCACAGCTACAGACAAAACTCGCTCCAGCGGCGAACTCATTTACTTCGGCCTTATATAGAGGTTCCTCAAATGGCATCAAGAACATCCACTTTAGTTGGCCTCGGCAAAGGGGCGCTGATTTATCAAAACACTACGGGATCTGCTCAGCTGGTTGCCATGAATGCAGCCTCGAACAGTGCCACGGTAGATACGCCGATTACGGTGATTCTAGATACAAATCCGCTTCGCCCTCTCAATCAGGACAAAACGCGGTGGGCGGCGT